AAAGCTAAACTTGGTAAAAAAGAAATTTATTGAAAAATAATTTGTATTTTTACGGTGGTTATCATAGTTTGTAGATTTAGTAGTTTTCAGCCCCATGTTTTAGAATGACATGGGGTTTTTTCGTTCATAAATGAGCCGATTGTCAATCATATTCGGCTCAAAGTTGCCTTATTGGGTAACTTTTTTGATTAATAAAGTTTACTATTAGCGAACTTTTGTAACCAAATTGGGAACATTGTACAATGTTTTAGGTACAATATGTAAAATGTTGTAATGGAATTAGGGCAAATATGCTACTGATTTTCAAATAATTGTGACATAATTTGTTAATTGTCAGTAGTTATACTACGCAAATGTTCACATTTTTAAACCTTTCACGTATTCGTGAACATCACAAATTGTGATATCCAAGTTATAACAAAGTGTCATTAAAGTAACATATAGGTATTGTTATGTTACTTTTAAGGGATAAAGTAAAGCTAAGGATTGACTAGACCACCCCTTGTCGTAAAGTTATAACTTGACAAAAAGGCAAAAAAGGCTCCCAAGTAGAAACTTAGGAGCGATAACCGTTAAACCTTTAACTATGTCTTATGCAATGCAAATATACAAATATTTAATTAAATTTATTTTTTTAATTAAATTAATTAAATTAATTTTGTTCCAAAACACAAGACATGGCAAGAAACATTTCCCCAGATTCAGTTTCCAGTAAGGTTGCTGATTTAACATTAGGCGAACATCTTAGATTAAATAACCCATACACTTCTGTAATGGTTATGGTATCTAATTTAAAGAAAAAAGACGCTCACAAAGACAAGTTATTTAAGATTAAAGCTACTGACAATATTACTACTGTAACCAGAATTAAATAAACCAATATTATGCATATACAAACTGTGATTTACCAAAGAACATTTAACTTAGGAAACTATTCTTCTGAAAAAATTGGTGTTGAATTTGCTATTAACCAAGGCGAATCAGCAACAAAAGCATTAGATGTCGCAAGAGATTTAGTAGAAGAATATCATAAACAAAATGTAATAAGATTAAAAGATTTAAATGAATTTTACCAAGAAGTTCCAGATGAAATTATTCCTACTCAATCTAAAAAATCTTTAGCTGAAAAAACTATAGAGTTTATAAATGCTTGCAAGACTAAAGATGAGTTAAGAGCTTGGGAATTAATGGCTAAAAATAATCCAGATGTATTAGAATGCTATAATGCAAAACTTAAATCTTTATAATTATGCAACTTACCAATGATGAGGAATGTGTTTTAAATTTAATATCAAATACTAATCACAGGATAACACAACAAGAAATTGCTAATTCAGAAAGATGGTTAGGTAGTCATCCAATTCATGAAATAGATAGAAGCGAATCAACATTAAGAAAAATAAGGCAAATAATTAGAGATTTAAGAATTAAAGGAGGTTATATGATTTTATCTGATGCTAAAGGGTATTGGATAATGAAAGACAAGCAAGAGGCTGTAGAATATTGTGAAAGGATTGAACGCATGGCTAAATCACAAGCTAGAGCGTGGTTTGAAACTTATACAGCTATGAGAAAAAACTTTAATTTAACTTCTGATTATTTTGAACAACAAGGAAAACTATTTTAACTATGATAAATTTTAATGAAACACTAATCAGAGCAAGCTCTGTGGGGTATTTAATGACCGAACCAGTAACCAAAGCCGATAAAGAAGCTGGCGTACTTTCCAAAACAGCACAAAAACATTTGCTAGATGTTTATATTTCTGAAAAGTATAATAGGAGAAGAGATATTCAAACAAAGCAAATGAAAAAAGGAATTGAAGTAGAGCAAGAATCAATTGATTTATTGTCTATGTTCTTAAAAAAACCTTTTACTAAAAATACGGAAAGATTTTCAAATAAACACATAACAGGACTACCAGATATTATTGACGATGGAATTATTGATATTAAATCAAGCTATGATTTATGGACATTTTTGGGGAATATACCAGATAAATTAGATAATTTATACTATTGGCAAATGCAAAGTTATATGTGGCTTACGGGTAAAACCAAAGCTACCATTGCTTATTGCCTTGTAAATACCCCAGACAATATTATCCAACAAGAAAAATATTATTTACTTAAAAAGCTAGATGTAATATCAGAAGAAAGTCCAGAATTTATCCAAGAAGCAATGAAGCTTGAGTTAAATATGAAGTTTGATGATATAGCTATGGAAGAAAGAATACTAATGTTTGACGTTAGTAGAAACGAAGATGATATTTTACGCATTGAGCAAAAAGTAGAAAAAGCAAGAGAGTATTTACAAGATATTGAAAACACCCATAAAAACTTTAACAATGGCAAAAGCTAAAAAAGAAAAAAAACTAAACCTTCCTCAAGATGCACAACCATTAGACGGGTGTGATTTCTGTATGCAATTTGATTATGATGAACCACATGTAATTGGCGCAAGCGAAGATGCTGATGGAGTTTTAGAATTAGTAATCAAAGCTTATCTAGATGCAGAATTAACTTTTGTATGCCCAACTACACAAAAGAAATTAAGAATATATGCTAGACCATTGTCAGACAAAGGGAGGGAAATTTTAAATCAACAAAAGGAAGTTAAACCAAAATAATATGAAGATAATAATAGGAATAATTTGCTTTATATTAGCAGGGTGTGTTTTCTATATTATTGGTTCAGCATATGAAGATGGCATAGACCATGAGCATTATTAATCTCCTATTATAAAACTAAAGAACTTATGATTTCTTATGAGCGTTAGCAAACTTACGAGCTGCTTCAACGCTACCGAAACCCCAAGCTTTTAATGCTAATGCTTTCCTTGTTGGTTCCCCATTAGGTTTTTTCATAGCCCCCATCATACCCGCAAATCTAGCTGCAAAAGAAACTCTGCGAGGATTAACACCACCCTTAACAGGAGCTTTTAGATGACCACCATGAGCATGATTATATGAATCACGACCCTTTTGGTTTAGCCCACCTTCAGGATTCTTACCTTCTTTTTTCTGCCAAGCTTCTGATGCCATATTACATTTTTTCTTGTGCTTTAATTTTTTTCTCTTGTTTCAACATTGCGGCAGTTGGTTTTTTACCACTTCCCTTATTTTCACGAATGGAATCCCAAAGACCATGTCTTGAATACGAACCATCTGCTCGCTTCATCATTTTTAATTTACTTTTCATACGCTAATTTACGAATTATTTCCAATTTTCTGACTTCCAAATTACTAAATCTATCCCTTTTAAGCCATTTGGTGGCATTTTATGGTTTTCAACAGGCATTTGTTCCAATTTGGAACTAACCTCTAATTTTGGGGCATCTGTGTGGTAAGGAGGCATATTCTTGAAAGGTGCTCCTCTTTTTATTTCTTTTGAACCATAATTGTCCATAAGATAATTTACTACTTGTTGAACAGAAGTCAAATTCTGCTCTTTTTGAATCATATCCAACTTATATAAGTCAAATCTAACTCCAATTGGTTTGCTTTTTGCCATAATTAAATTAATATGTATTTACGAAAATAGGTGTTTGCTCACCAACGTAAGCATCAAAACAGTTAAACTCAAGAAATTCCCAAGCATCTTCTTCGGAAAGTTCTTTGTTGTCTTCCCTTAAAAGTTCAACCATTATTTCTTTTGAATAAACTAACTGACCATTATCCGTTAATCCAATAATTGCCTTATCATATCCATCTGGATTTTCTTCAGATAAATTTGGTTTAAGGGCTAAACAACTTGCTGCGGTTTCTAAAATTAATTCTAAGTCCATAGTGTATTTTTTAAAGTTTTTAATTGTAGCTACAAAGATAGGAGATTTTTACCAATGTAGCTACAATCATACACCCCTATACCCTACCTATATACCCATACCATACAGCATAGAAAAGTGCATGACCCAACCCACACCCACGCCACCACCATGACCATGACCAAGACCATAGCCCATACCCCTCAAACCCACTGAAACCAACAACCTCAATCAATCAATGCATGGACCTAGAAACAAGACCTACCCGGTGCAGGAGAATCAAAACCCCCAAAAAAAATCGCGGTCGTTTATATATAGCGGACCCCTGAGCATGTGTTGATGTAGAACATTTCGGAAATTATTTTTAATATATTTTGGTTAGGGTGGAAAAAATATTTCGTATATTTGGTAAAATATTTAGTATGGCATTATCTACGATGAAAAAAATGGAAGTGGAAACGCTAAAGAAAGCGCAAGACACTACTAAGATGTATAACAGAGGAGAGTTTATCCAAAGAATAAATGACATTACTTCGGGTAAAGTAAAGTTAGAAAAATCTGATGCTAAAGGTACAAAGACCTATAAGGTAAAAGATAAAAGCGGAAACGAAATAGAATTGTCTAAGGACGAATTTGAATCATTTGTAAAACGTAGAGGTGTTAAAATATAAAAAATAAAAATATGTTATTAGAACAAATTACCACAGACTACGAAGATGATGACGACCAGCAGCCAGCCCCAAAAGGCATGGTAAGAACCGAAATGGGACGCTTAGTTAAGAAAGCTGACCAAGATGCTTGGATGAAGAAAGAAACAGCCGCAATGAAAGCGCAATTGAAAAGCAGAGGTGCTTAATCTTTAAAAGAAAAGAAAATCGGATATGCTTTAAAAGCAATGAAAAAGAAAAAATAAAACAATTATCCAATAGGAACAAAGATGGTTCGGTTGATTTTTTCTCGTTTGACTTAGCCTCCCTTAAAAAAGGAGGTTTTTTTATGTACATAATATTGTACA